GATTACATCTGTTGTATTTTTGCTCTGGACAGCGTTATTTCAATCTGAACAAACGATTGGTATCCTTGCTAATAAAGCTGCTATTGCTAAAGAGATGCTATCGCGTATCACACTAGCTCTTGAAAATATTCCATTCTTCTTGCAGCCTGGGTGTAAAGCTCTGAATAAATTATCGATCGAGTTTTCAAACAATTCTAAAATCTTTGCTGCATCAACATCATCTAGTTCCATACGAGGAACGAGTTGTGTGGCGGCCGATACATACATTACTGTAGTTGATGATCATGAAAACATTTTCCATGCTCCAATAAAAAGATTAGTGCAAACTTCTCTAGATGTAAATAACGATATGAAGACATATTTGGTTTATCAAATTAAAAATGAGATCAATGGTAAGATATATGTCGGCTTTCATGGGACTCACAACGAAAATGATGGCTATATGGGTTCGGGAAAATTGATTAAGCGGGCGATTGAAAAATATGGGCCAGAAAACTTCAAACGGACGATCTTAGCTCGTTTCGATAATATTGTTGAAGCAGAAGCTTATGAAAGAAGCATAGTAGATGATGATTTTGTAGATAGAGACGATACATACAATCTTACACTAGGTGGGAATATTTGCATACTCAAGGGAGATAAGAATCCGTTTTATGGCAAAAAGCATCCTAAGCATATAATGGAAAAAATAAGAGCGGCGAACCGGGGGCGAATATCTGCTCAAAGAACGGCAGCTGTTATAGACGGGTTGCGTGTGTCGGGCTGGGCAGATATTGCTAAGACTCTACACCTCAAGAGTCCAAGAGTAGTATTTCCGTTTATGGCAGGAGATCCAAATAATGATTGTTATTTTGAAGATCCACTGCTGCAAGAAGCGGCAGAAAAAATGTTTTTAAACCGTGTATCATCTAAACGCCCTGTTTCATCTAGAAAAGGCAAACCACTTTCAGCTGAGCACCGCATAGCAATATCAAAGGGATTGACGGGTAAACAGAAGAGCATAGAGCATGTTATGAAGATCAATAATAATCCCGATAAGATAAAGAAAACAGCCGCAAAATTGCGAGGGCAGACACGTTCTGAAGAATCGAAACGGAAAATGCCGGAACAAAAAAAGGGGAAACCTGCACGCAACAAAGGTAAAAAGCATTACTACAATCCAGTCAATCCAGCTGAGTCAGGTTATTACATAGAAGCCAACGCGCCAAAGCAGTGGGTAAATGGAGTAGCAAAATGCAAGTCTTAACAAAAAACGGGTTTCAGAACTTCGACTCAATTAAAGATCAAGGATTATCTAGATGTTTACTCGAGATTGTATTTGACGATGATACTACGTTTAAATGCACGCATGATCATTTATTACTAGTAGAAGACGAATTCGTTGCTGCTATCTTTTTAGAAGTGGGAGATTTTATTGATCATAGGGAAATTACTGATATATCTGAAATCGCAAATGAAGTAGTGTACGATTTACTTGATGTTGAAAATGGCAATCACTATCTTACAAACGGAGTCACGTCGCATAATTGTAATATCGTATTCCTTGATGAATTTGCATTCGTGCAACGTGCCGAGGAGTTCTATACATCCACGTATCCTGTAATTTCATCTGGTAAGACAACAAAGGTTATTGTAACATCAACTGCTAATGGTATCGGTAATCCGTTTTACAAAATATGGGAAGGCGCTGTTCAGGGTTCTAACGATTTTAAGCCATTCAGAGTTGATTGGTGGGATGTGCCGGGCCGCAGTGAGAAGTGGAAGAAACAAACTATTGCTAATACGAGCAAGTTGCAGTTTGAACAAGAATATGGTAATTGCCTAGAAAGTAATTCCGAAATTGACATTCTTATAAATAATGCTAATGAAGTTTACACAATCAAAATCGGTGATTTGCACAATTGTCTCCAAAGAAAAGGAACATGTGGTTTATCTCTTAACGAGGACATCCGACTCACAGCAGTACGTCGGAATTACTCTGCAGAAGCGCTTTTATAAACGAATGTATGATCATTCAAGATCTCTGCGGTTTAAAGGTGGATTTTCAATTTTTATTCTTAATTCGTTTTTGTCTAGAGCAGAAGCTGAAATTCATAAAGCAGTGTGCGTTGAGAAGTTCAATACTTACAACGATGGTTTAAACAAAACACTAGGCAGAAAAGGATATACATATTCAGACGAGTCGAAAAGAAAGATGAAACACTCTGCTAAAGCTAGAGCTATAAGAGAGGGATTTGAGCTAAGAAGCAAAAGATCTAAACTCGGTTGGTCGCGGGGCGGAGAAGAGTATAAACAGCATATGTCTAATATTCGTAAAGGAAAAAGACTCCGCAAACCAAAATTATCAGATGAGCAGGTTGAAGAAATAAAGCGCGATTTTGAAATAAATAGACTCGCATTAGAAACTACGCTTGAGGGTTTAATTGAACAGTATCGCAAATACAGGTGGCGGATGCCGACAGCCATTAGTCTTTATGCTAAGCAAACAGCTCAAATGTGGAATGTCAGTAAAACAACTATTATGAACATATTAAAAGGAAAATCACGCGCATGTCCTCTTCCAGCAATTTATCAATCTTAACACCTACTGGATTTCAACCGTTTAAAGGTATTAAACGTTATACACACGATGAATGCGTTCAGATCACCACTAGCAAAGGCCTTGCGCGAAAGTCAGCTTTAAAGCATCGCTATATTGTTGATGGGCAGGTGAAGTTTGCAAAAGATCTTGCCATTGGCGATATGATCGGTTGTCATCAAGTTGAAGACATAAAGTTTCTAAATGAAACTCATGCCATGTATGATCCGATAAATGTCGGCGTTGATTCTCTGTATTGTCATGACAATGGAGCTATATCTCATAACTCGTTTATTGGTACTGGATCAACATTAATCGATGCAGGTACTTTGCTAATGTTAAAAGCATCAGAACCTCTAAAGACAATATACGATAATGCCTTACGTATCTATGAACGGCCCGTCCCAGGACATGTTTATATTGCAACGGTTGATGTATCGCAAGGGCGCGGAAGAGACGATTCTGCATTCAATATTTTCGATGTAACGGCGAGACCATTTAAACAAGTTGTTGCATACAGTAGTAATACAATATCGCCTCTCATTCTACCAGACGTAATCGTTAAAGTATGTACGCAATATAACGAAGCGTTAGTCCTAATTGAAAACAATGGACCCGGCCAAGTTGTATGCAATTCGGTATACTATGATTATGAATATGGAAATACCTACATTGAATCATCGATTAAAGTGGGTGGTATTGGTGTTACGCAGACAAAACGAACAAAGCGTATTGGTGTATCAACACTGAAGGATTTGGTTGAAGAAGAAAAACTGCATTTGCAAGATGCCAAAACTATTATGGAATTGAGTTACTTTGAAGAACGGGGCGCATCCTATGAAGCTCGTGATGGTAAGCTTGATGATTTGGTAATGTCATTAGTAATGTTCGCATGGTTTCTGTCGACGACACAGTACGAAAATTATGATGCCACAGATATTCAACAGCTTCTATTTGCAGGTCGTTTGAAGGAAATGGAAGACGAACTCATGGATTTTGGATTCGAAACAAATCTGATTTCGGATGCGTTGCCAGAGGAATATACACAGCTTCGGGATGAGATGGAAGAGTGGTCAAAGATCTAACTTTAATAAATAGATTTGTATTGAATAAAAAAGCGATTTACTTATCATGAAACTTATAATTAACAACATAGCAAAAGGAAAACACAATGGCATTTTTAGTATCGCCTGGTGTTGAAGTAAACGAAATTGATTTGACTGGTATCGTTCCAGCCGTATCAACGTCAATTGGTGGTTACGCCGGTCATTTCGATTGGGGTCCGGTTGGCGATTTAGTCAATCTTTCAGATGAAGGACAAATGGCTAACTACTTTGGCACACCATCAGTAGAAAACATCGTCTCGTTCTTGACAGCATCCACATTCCTACGTTACGGTAATACCTTATTGGTATCTCGTGCGATTGGTGTAGATGCGGTTAACGCAACCGACGGTACCGACGAACATCTTTTTAAGAATATCGAAAACTTTGAAAAGGATTTTCTACCAGCTAATTTAAACGATCATTTCTATGCTCGCTATCCTGGTGTATATGGTAATAGTCTTCAGGTTCAGGTTCTTTCTGCAACATCTGATACGCGCCATAACATCACCAAGATTTATATTGGTGGGACAGAAGGCGATGAAACCGTTCTTCTTGATATTGAAGGTGATGCAATCGCAGATAACTCTGAGATCGCTATACGTCAAGTGCGTTCATCTTTGGACTGGGTTAACGAAATCCTAAATAGCGCTGCTTCATTCTATATTGAAGCAACAGCAACTCCAGGTCAGTATCTTCTACTCAGCTCACCATCTATCCCAGAAACATCTGAGGGTGCTAATGATGAAGTGGATAGTGTACCTTACAATCCTGCCGCTAACTTTACGGTCGCTTTGACTGATGAGGTTCTTTGCCCAACGGTTAATAATGGTTTCGGATATGTTCCGCCTCAAGCTGCGAACTTTGAAAGCACATTTGAACGTTCTCCAGGAACTTCAGCATGGGCTGAACTTCGTGGTGTGGCTAACGACGAAATCCACGTTTTGGTTATTGACGAAGATGGTTCATTCTCTGGAACGCCTGGGACAATCCTTGAACGCTGGGAAAATCTCTCAGTAATTCCTGGTGCGACCTATTCTGAAGGTGGAAGCATGTATTATCGCGACGTTATCAATAACGGATCGAACTACATCATCGCCAATTCAGTTGCTGGTGAGATTGTTACTGGTGCAGATAATGCTGATCTATCTGGTTTGACGATTTCGGCTGGTACTGATCTAATAGGATCAATCTGGATCGGCTCGCTCACATTGGGTAATAACGGCACCAACGATGCCGGTAACGTTTATGATGCACTGGAACTTTTCGCAGATGCTGAAACATTGGATGTCAATCTGTTGTTCGCTGAGAACGATGATGCTGACCAGATCACGATTGCCAACCGTTTGATCCGCCTTGCAGAAGGTCGGAAAGATTGTGTTGTGTTTATCTCACCTGATCTCAAAGTGGCATCACTTTCAAATGATGACGCGATGTTGGATGATATCATTAGCAAGTTTGATCGCTTGGCTTCAAGTAACTATGTAGTGTTTGATTCAACACCTCTATATATTTACAGTAAGTACCAAGACAAGTACTACTGGGTTCCTGGTAGTGGATCAATGGCAGGCCTCTGCGCTCGGACAGACGATGTTCGTGATCCCTGGTGGTCACCGGCTGGTTACGACCGCGGCCAGTTGTTGGGTGTTGCGAAGATTGCTTACAATCCTCAGCAAGCTCACCGCGATGCTCTTTACAAAGCACGCATCAACCCAATTGTTTCGTTCCCAGGTGAAGGTATCATGCTTTACGGTGATAAGACCGCACAGGCTAAACCATCTGCATTTGATCGAATCAACGTACGCCGTTTGTTCATCACTTTGGAAAAAGCAATTGCCACTGCAGCGAAGTATCAGCTCTTTGAGTTCAACGATGAATTCACACGTGCTCAGTTCGTTAATATGGTAGCCCCCTATCTTCGTGATATTCAAGGCCGCCGTGGTATTACTGACTTCATTGTTGTTTGCGACGGATCAAACAATACTGGCGAAGTAATTGACTCGAACCGCTTCATCGCGGATATCTATATCAAGCCAGCTCGCGCTATTAACTTCATCACCTTGAACTTCGTGGCAACACGTACTGGTGTAGAGTTCAGCGAAGTTATTGGTAAGTTTTAACCAAAAGGAGAAATAGAAAATGTCTTTAGCAATAGACGATTTCAAGGCCAAACTAACTGGTGGCGGAGTACGGGGCAACCTGTATTCCTGCATCATTAACTCACCATCTGTGGCGTCGATTCCTAGCGAATTGACGACATTCATGTGCAAAGCTGCATCGCTTCCATCTTCAGTGATTGGACAGATTGATGTACCTTTCCGTGGACGTCAACTGCGCGTGGCGGGCGATCGTACATTCGAAAACTGGACAGCAACGTTGTATAACGACCAAGAGTTCCAGATCCGTAATGGATTTGAGACTTGGCTAAACGCTATCAACGCGCATGCTTCAGGTTTGCAGTCGGATCTAAGTCCTACTGCTTATCAGGCACAGATCATTGTTAACCAGCTTGATCGTACGAACGCGATCATCAAGACCTATACTATTGAAGGGGCTTTCCCAATTAATATTTCTGGTGTTGATGTGGCGTATGACAATAATGATACGATTGAAGAATTCACTGTTGAGTTCGCGTATCAGTATTGGACATCCGATACAACTAGCTAATAACACGATTATTAAAGAAAGCCCTAGAACACTCTAGGGCTTTCTTTTCTTCGATATAAATAACAATATGGCAACAGAAAAAGAAAAATCCGGATTTATGGCGTTTGGCAGTGAAATTGCCCAATGGTTCTCAAAGCAAAAAGATGCGAACAAGGAACCAGAACGCGAATTGATTTCTCCTGTCCCAAAGGATGAGGAGGAAAGCGATGTGACTACGGTTGGCGCCGGAGGTCATATTGGACATTACTATGATATAGGCGGAATTGATAGTACAGCTCAGTCAGAAGTTGATCTTATTTACAAGTATCGAGGCGCAGCGCAACATGCTGAAGTGGATGCTGCTATTTCTGATATTGTAAACGAAGCTATCGCATCTCCCGAAATGGGCCCACCTGTTAAGCTTATTATTGCAACAGCCGAAAGTGGATTCAGCGCGGCCATCATTGAGAAGGTATACGATGAATTCGATAAAGTCCTTTCACTTTTAGATTTTGCAAAATCTGGATATGATATTTTCCGTAGGTGGTATATCGATGGAAGACTATATTATCATATCGTTGTTGATCGCGACAAACCGGGCGATGGCATTTTTGAAGCACGACTTATTGATCCTACACGATTAAAGCGTGTTAAGGAAGTAAAAGAATCATTTGATAAGCGAACCGGTGTAAAGATATCTGAGACCGTTGAAGAGTTTTTCATGTATCAAAACACAGATCTTATCAATACAACAGCTGTTACAGCCACTGGCGTTAAGATTGCGAAGGACGCAATCATTGAAGTCAATAGTGGTATACTTGATTCTAAACGCCGATTACGTCTTTCGCATTTGCATAAGGCATTGAAGGTTGTTAACCAATTGCGTACAATGGAAGATTCACTAGTTATCTATAGAATCGCACGTGCACCTGAACGCAGAATTTTTTATGTTGATACAGGCAACCTACCTCGTGGTAAAGCAGAAGAATACTTCCGGCAGATTATGTCGAAGTATCGTAATAAAATTACGTATGATGTTCAGACTGGTGAAATTAAAGACAGCCGTCGTCATATGAGTATGCTTGAGGATTTCTGGATTCCTCGTCGTGAAGGTAGTAATAGTACAGAGATTAGTACACTTCCGGGTGGAGATAACCTCGGTTCCATTGACGATATTATTTACTTTAAGAATAATTTATATCGTTCACTAAATGTTCCTCAAACACGTCTGGATCCTGATGCTGGATTTAATGGTGGATCTGGTAGAGCAACTGAGATTACCCGCGATGAAGTGAAATTCCAAAAGTTTATTAATCGTCTACGTAGCAAATTCGCATTCCTCTTTATTAATATGCTCAAGCAGCAAGTTCGATTGAAATCGATAATGACAGAGACTGAATGGAAGAAATTTGAGCAACATCTGATTATAGATTTTATTCAGGACAATCATTTCTATCAGGCTAAAGAGTTTGAAGTTCTTCAGGATAAGCTTACAATCCTTAGAGATATACAGGACTACGTTGGCAAATACTTCTCAGAGGAGTGGGTTTTTAAGAATGTGCTATTCCTAACTGATGACGAAATTAAAGAGCGTAAAGCTCAAATGAAAAAAGAAGCTGCGGCAGCACCAACAGACGGCGATGATGCCGGAGATAAAGGATGGTAATTATGACAACACCAATGAGAGGTATGATTGATTTCGTACTCAAAGATAATACCCAACACGCAAATGTGATATTCCATAAGATGGCGGATCAACGCATGACAGCTATTAAAGACAATCG